ATGGACGCCCTGTTGCGTAAGGCGAGCGGTAACACGTCCGAACCGCCGAAGGCGCCCAGACGCCCACAAATTTCGCGAAAGCGCACCAATTCCATTGACCGGATCGAGCAGCAGATGGAGAAGATGTTCGATATGTGACGGAGGTGAGAGAGATGAAGACGGAAACGATCAAAAAGCGGCTGGCCTACTGGGAGGAAACCTACGATTATCTGACGGACTGCTACCAGGAACTGATCAAGAGCGGCGTACAGTCCTACGAGATCGATGACCGGGCGCTTACCCGCTTCAACATTCCGAACCTCCGGAAAGCAATCCAGGAAGCGGAGGAGAATATCGACAAGTACGAGGGCATGCTGGACGGCCAGAAGCCCCGGAAGATCGTGGCAGTTGTGCCGCGGGACTGGTAACGGGATATCGCCGGTGCTTCGCGCCTGGCTTTATCTATTGGTCGCCGTGGCGGAGTTTCGTCTCCTTTCGCCGTCTGGCGACCTTTTATTCTGAACAGAACGGAGGTGGTAAACGTGGGCAAGACACAAAACGCGCCAGTGACCGGCACGATCTCGCGGCCTATGGCCAGCGGGTATTCTGAAGCCGGCGCGAGCACGAAAAAGAGATCACTGAAGGGCATGACGGGCATCTCCACCAGCCCGAATGAAGATATCAACTGGAACGCGAGTCTCCTGCGGCAGCGCGGGCGGCTGATGTTCATGTCCTCACCGATTGCCAGGTCTGCGATTGAAACGCAGAAAACGAAGGTTGTCGGCACTGGGCTGAATCTTCACGCCACGATTGACCGGGATCTGCTGAAACTGACGCCGGAAGCGGCGAAGCAATGGCAGAGGAATACGGAACGCGAGTGGCGGTCCTGGGCCGATAACAAGGAAAGCTGCGACGCCATTGGCATGAATACCTTCGCCGGTATGCAGCAGCTGGCCATTACCAACATGTTGCCGAACGGCGACATCTTCAGCGTGTTCCAGCGCGACTTCAACACGACGCCGATGAATCCATATTCGCTTCGACTGCACATGATCGAAGCGGACCGGATCTGTACGCCGTTCAACATGCGCCTTGTGCCCGGCGGGATGAAGACCGACGGCAAGGCGAAGAACGGAAACAGGATCTATGACGGCGTGGAAGTGGATAAGCACGGCAAGGTCGTTGCAATCTACATCTGCAACATCTATCCGAACCAGATGCTCCGCGAAGCGAACAAGATCAAGTTCCAGCGTGTGGAACTGAAAAGCTCCCGGACCGGCCTCCTGAATTTTGTGCATATCATGGACAGCGAACGCCCCGATCAGTACCGGGGTGTTTCCTATCTGGCGCCGGTGATCGAACCGATGCTGAACATCACCCGGTACACGCAGAGCGAAGTCATCGGGGCGATGATTCAGAGCTGGTTCACCGCATGGATCAAGACGGATACGAACCCGGCGGAGCTGCCCATTGCCGAAGCGAGCTACGGAGACGATGACAATCCGGATATTCCTCCGGACCGGAACATCTCGGACAATTCGAATGAATACGAGATGGGCCCGGGCAACGTGCTGCACCTGGGAACGAACGAGGACGTCAAGTTCGGCGCACCGAGCATTCCGACACCCGGCTTTGACACCTTCGTGAAGGTGCTGTGCAAAGAGATCGGCGCGGCGCTGAATATCCCCTATGACGTGCTGATGAAGGAGTTCAACGCTTCATATTCCGCGTCCAGAGCGGCGCTGATGGAAGCGTGGGAAGCATTCCGGATGCGCCGGGCGATGCTGGTGGAAAGATTCTGCCAGCCTGTGTATGAAACATGGCTCGCCGAAGCCGTGGCGCTGGGACGGATCAGCGCCCCGGGATTCTTCACTGATCCGATCATCCGCGCCGCATGGTGCAAGGCTGAGTGGCTCGGACCGGTGCAGGGACAGCTCGATCCGACCAAGGAAGTCAAGGCCGACATTCTGGCCGTGCAGCATGGGTTCAAGACTCATGAGCAGGTGACCAGAGAGTACGGCGGCGGCGACTGGAACGAGAACATGGAACGGCTCAAGCAGGAAATGGAGACCCTGCAGGATGCCGGTCTGGGCGGTCGTTCCGAAAATTTCCAGAACGAACCGGATCTGAACCCGGAAGATGACATCAACGGGAACGATCCGAACGGAGGTGGCAACAATGCCTAAGGCCAAGGTGGACGTGCTGAAGCGTCCCTTCTATACGATGGCCGTGACCAACGGCAGCAAAGCCGAGATCACGCTCTACGGCGAGATCGTAACAGAACGCCCTACCGACTGGTGGGGCGATCCTATTGACGGGGATTTCATCATCCTGGATGAGTTCCTTGCCGATCTGGAAACCATCAAAAACTGCTCGGAGCTGACCATCCGGCTCAACTCCATCGGTGGTGACGCCTTCGCGGCCTTCACCATCCACAACCGGCTGCGGGATCTTTCCGCGAAAAAGACCTGCATCGTGGATGGCGTGGCCATGAGCGGCGGTTCTCACATCATGTGCGCATGCGACACCGTGCGCGTCAATCCGTCTTCCATCGTCATGATCCACGACTGCATCACCTTCACGTTTGGCCGGCTCAATTCCGAGCAGTGCCAGAACCTGGCGAAGCAGCTGGACGTGGTCGACCAGGCGCAGGCTGAGATCTACGCCAGGAAGACCGGAAAGACCGCGGAAGAGCTCCGCGCCATGATGGATGAAACCACCTACCTGACAGGCCGTCAGGCGGTGGAACAGGGCTTTGCGGATGAGCTGATCGAGGATGCGGAAGATCCGGACATCGCCGTCAGCGCAGACCACAAAACCATCTATGCCCACGGTAAGCCCATGCGTTTCGCGGCGCTGGGAGTGCTGCCGGAAGGCATCAAAACGGTCGAATCCTCTCCGGTCACAGGAGCCTTGCCCACACAGGGAGCCGAAGCCGAAGACGGTGGAGATAATACGCCTGTTGCAACAGGCACGAACGAGGTGAAAACCATGACCTTTGAGGAGTTCCGTAAGGAAAACCCCGAAGCCGCCGAAGCTGCGATTGCCGAAGCACAGGCGAGTGTCAGCCACACCGAAGCGGAGGAAGCCGCGAGGACTTCCGAACGCGCACGGTGCCAGGAAATTGACGCGCTGCGTGGTGTGTTCGATGACGCAACGATCCAGGCGGCGAAGTACGGCGAGAATCCCTGCACCGCGCAGGAGATGGCTTTCCGTGCTGCGCAGGAAATGGCGAAGCAGGGCCGCACTTTTCTGAATCAGATGCAAGCTGATTACAAGGAAAGCGGTGCTGACGGCGTTGTTTCTGCGCCTGCGTCCGAAGAGGACGACAAACCCATGACCGAAGCCGACAGAAAGGCCGCTGGCGCTGCCATGGCCAAGAAGCTGGCCGGTAAGAAGGAGGAGGAATAACCATGACCCGTGATCTGCACGAAAAACTCGGCGCCGTAACTCCCGAGAACCTGTTTGCCGGGCTGGATCCCCGGGCGCTGACCAAGGCCGGCGTTATTCGGAAACTCGGCACTGCCGGCACCCTGGCCCGCGGCACCCTGCTGGCGAAGAGCTCCGGCTCTGCCGGCGACGGCAAACTGGTGATCTTCGGCACCACTGCCGCCACCAATGAAACCCTGACCGCCGACTGCGTCCTGGCTGAGGACATCGATGTCGGTACGGCCAACGACGAGAATGCCCTGGTCTTCATCACCGGCAACTTCAATGAAGATGCCCTGATCTTGAAGAGCGGCGCTTCCCTGACCGAAGATGACCGTGATGCGCTCCGCGTCCGCGGTATCATCCTTGGCGCTTCTCAGACCGAGAGCGTACAGTAATTGAGGAGGTATACGACCATGGCACTGAATGTGAATATCCTGGACACCTACTATATGGCGGGTCTCTGGGAAGGACTTTCTCCCGTCAATACCTTCTTCCGTGACCGTTACTTCCCGACCGGCGCCGGCGACATCTACGCCGCGGATAAGGTGCTGGTGGAGTACAAGGACGGCGACAACGACATGGCTCCCTTCATGGTGTTCGGCGCTGATCCCATCAACGTCAAGCGCGATGGCTATGAGATCCATGACTATTCTCCGCTGTACATCAGCCAGAGCCGGAACCTGACCGCCGATCAGCTGAAACAGCGCGGATTCGGCGAAGCTATCCTGTCCGGCAGCACGGAAGAAGAACGCGCCGCGAAGCTGGTCCAGGAAGACCTGGCCCTGCTGGAGCGCCGGTTCGCCCGCACTGAGGAATATCTGTGCGCCCAGACCATGATCAACAACGGCTTCACGGTCAACGAAATGCTGGATGCCAATACTGTTGGCAAGCAGGCCACCGTGAAATACTACGATCCCAACATCGGCAACGACGGCGCCTACTCCATCGGCACCGCGTGGACTACTTCCACCGGCTGGAGCGAGATCGTCGAGGACGTGCGGAATATGTGCCGCAGCCTGAGCCGCCGCGGACTGCCCGCCAAGGACCTGATCGTTGGCCAGGCGGTTGCGGATGTGCTGCTCGCCAACACCGATTTCCGTGCGCTGGTTGACCGGAACAGCGGTATCATCATCGCTTCTCCCATCTCCCAGGAACTGACCAAGTACGACGGCGTTTCCCTGCTGGGCATCGTGAACTTCGGCGGATACAACCTGAATGTCATCGTCGTGGACGAACAGTACCGCGGCCTGGACAGCAGCAATCCTCCTGTTCCGGAATGGAAGAACTACTTCCCGGCGAAGGCCATCATGGTTTCCGCTCCCGGTGCTGGTCATCTCATGTATGCCCACATCGTCCACATGGACGAGGACGGCGAGATCGAGACGATCACCGGCAAGCGTGTGCCTGACCTCTTCGTCGATCGGAAGAAGAAGAAGAGGGAGATCATCCTCGAGAGCCGCCCGCTGGCTGCTCCGAACAACTACAGCCCCTGGGTGTATGCCGCTGGTGCTGTGTCCTGATGAGGGACAGAAAGGAGACGACCCATGTTCATCCGTGCATACTGCGTCCTCGGCATCAAAACCGTGGACGGAAGAAGCCCTGTTTATCCAGGCAGCGTAGCTGAAGTGAATGAC